AAAGCAAGCACTTGCTGCGCAAGCAGCGCTAAAGCGTGAGGTGGACGCCGATGCTAACGGCTGATGAGCTAGATCAAGTTTGCGACACGCTGATCGAACATGAAGGCTTGATCCCTTGGCTGTACTGCGATTACCGTGGCTTTGTAACCGTCGGAGTAGGCGACAAGGTTTCGCCGTCGTCTGTGCTGACGATGCCTTTCGTCCACATGGCAACAGGCGTCGGCGCTACGTCTGAGGAAAAGTCAACAGCATTCGTACGTGTGCAAGATTTCTTTAAGAAAGGCTTGACAGCGGGCGCATATCGTGCTTGCAGTGACTTGCGGCTGGATGCTGCTTTCTGCCGGCGTCGCTTGCAATACAGGCTAAATAGCGAGTTTATCCCCGCAGTCGAAAAGCAGTGCCCGCAGTTCACGTACTTTCCGCTACAGGTAAAGCTAGTGTTAATTGACATTTGCTACAACGTCGGCGGCGGAACCGGCTTCGCTGCTTTTGACTATTTGATCGCCTTGTGTAACAGCGGGCAATTTGGTGCAGCAGCGGAGCACGTCCACACTAAGAAAGACGGCGAAGATCCGAAGAATCCCGCGACGTGGGGCAAGCGCAACACCTGGCGGCGCAACACTATGCTTGCGGCTGTGGTGGTGACGTGAAGATGGCGTTTGACATTGCGGCGCGCATGCTGCCGCTACCTGTTGGCGCGTTCGTGGCACGCTTGCTACTTGGGCGGCGATGCAGCAGCAGGTAGCAGCCTGGACACCGCTTGGCACTGTCGCTGAACGCGACAGCGACGGTAAGTGGCAGTTGCGTATTAGCCGCGTGACAGGCCAGCTATTAGCTATTCAGTGCCGTTGCAATCACGTCTTCTTCCACGGTGCGCGAGGGCGCGGTAGCACCGAAGCGCAGTTGATGGCGTATCGTCGCTACGTCGGCGCGGGCTACGGCTCGCACTGGCGCGGCGTTGTGTTTGACCGCGAGTACAAGAACCTTGACGACTTGGTTGCAAAGTCGCACCGCTTGTTCAACGGGCGCAACGATGGCGCAACCTTCCTTGCAAGCCGCAGTGACTACAAGTGGCGCTGGCCTACAGGCGAAGAACTACTAATCAGGCAGATCAAGAAAGAGTCTGACTACTGGCTCTATCACGGGCAAGAGTTTCCCTTCATCGGCTGGAATGAATTACCAAAGTACCCGACGCCTACGCTTTACGATGCCATGGGAAGCTGCAACCGCAGCGGCTTCACATCCACAGAGCACTACGCGCGCACGGGCGTCTTGTTGCCTTCGATTCCGCTGGCTACATTTTCGACGGGCAATCCCTTTGGGCCCGGCCACACGTGGGTCAAGAAGCGCTTTATCGACGTTGCAGAAGCGGGCCAAATAGTAAAGACGACTACGCTAGTCTTTAATCCGCAGACGCAACAGCGTGAGCCTGTCACAACGTCGCAGGTTGCGATCTTTGGTAGCTGGCGCGAGAATGAGCATCTTGATCCGATGTACGTTGCAGGCTTGGAACGTATGACCGACAAGGATAAGCAGAAGGCTTGGCGCGACGGCAACTGGGATATCCTCGGAGGTGGCAGCTACGCGGTAGGCGACTTGTGGAAAAAGTCTGTTCACGTACGCCCGCGCTTTCGTGTGCCTGTTGGCTGTCGTGTGTACCGCGCGCTTGACTGGGGCACTACTAAGCCGTTCTCGGTTGGTTGGTGGATGAAAGCAAACGGCGAAGAAATCAAGCTGCTAGACGGCACTGTATGGTGCCCGCAGCCTGGCTCACTTGTGCGCATTGCTGAGTGGTACGGCAGCGAAGACATAGGCGGCAACATCGGTTTGCGCATGACAGGCGGTGCCGCTGGCCGGGGCATCAAAGAACGCGAGCAGGCGCTACTAGCGAACGGTTGGATCGCTTCGCCTGTGTGGGCCGGTCCTGCTGATAACAATATCTTTAGCACTGGCGACAATCTAGCGGCGGACTCCATCGCCAAGCAGATGGAGGCTGAGTGTGTTACATTCACGCGTGCCAACAAGTCGCCAGGCTCGCGTAAGCTCGGCCTTGACTTGATTCGCACGCGCCTTGAAAACTCGCTGCGCGGCGAAGGGCCTGGCCTTTACTACACAGACAACTGCCGTGCTGCTATTGCGCTAAACCCAACACTTCCGCGTGACGATGAAAAGCCCGACGAAGTAGACACGGAATGCGAAGATCACTTGCACGATGAAGAACGCTACATGGTGCTTGACAGCGGCGCTTTACTTTCAACAGATATCGAAATTCAATTTGCGAGGTGACAACAATGGGAAATGAAACAGTGGCTGCTAGTTACGTACTGCCTGAAGTAGAAGATCGCCTGCGCGACTGGCGCTTGATTGAAGACTGCCTAGCAGGTGAACGCGCGGTAAAGCGACGTGACCTAACGCTATTTAGCGGCACGCGCGGGTCAAGCAGCAATGTCATTGACAGCAACGTCGCACAGATGCGCAATACGGCCTATCTGCCTATGCCGAATGCTGACGACATGGGCACAGAGAATCTAAAGCGATATTTGCAGTACATCATGCGGGCAGTGTTCTACAACGTAACCAAGCGCACGCACGCCGGGCTAACGGCACTAGCATTTGTGGACAAGCCTGTGATCAAGGTTCCTTCCGGGCTGTCTGTGTTGCTGACGGACATTAACGGCGCAGGATTGTCGTTAGAGCAACAGTTGCACGAAACACTAGGCGGCGTTGCGGCGCATGGGCGCTATGGATTGCTAGTTGACTATCCGCCAGTCGAGAAGCCAGTTAGTCAAAGCGAAATTGCAGGCTCAACTACTTTGCGGCCAATCGTGCGAACGTACAAGCCGTGGGAGATCATCAACTGGGATGAAGTTGTGATCGGCGCACGCAAGGTGCCTTCACTTGTTGTGCTTGCTGAAGAGTACAAGCAACGTGCGTCTGACGGCTTCACGCTCGAAGTAGGTAAGCAGTGGCGCGTGTTGCGGCTTGAGCCTGACGGCTACACGGTATCTGTGTACCGCGAGGCAATTGGCAAAGGCGAAGACAGCGCGCAGAAGTTTGAGCCTAGAGACAAGAACGGAAACCGCCTTATGGAAATTCCGTTCCTTGCTTGCGGAAGCGAGAATAATGATCTGTGCATCGACGATCCGCCTATGCTCGATATTGCTACAATGAACATTGCTCACTATCGCAACAGCGCCGACTACGAAGAAAGCGTCTTCATGTGTGGACAGCCGACGCCCACGCTTACAGGGATGACACAGCCTTGGTGGGAGGATGTCTTAAAGAAGACGGTGCGCCTTGGCTCGCGGTCCGCTGTGCCGTTGCCTGTTGGTGCTGCTCTTGAACTTGTGCAAGCTGAGCCTAACGGCCTTGTGCGCGAGGCTATGCAAGACAAAGAACGCCAAATGGTTGCACTCGGTGCACGCTTGATTCAGTCCACAAACGTGCAACGGACAGCCACGGAAGCGCGGATCGAAACCGCAAGCGAAATGTCTGTGCTCAACTTGTGCGCGAACAACGTGGCGGCTGCCTACACGAAGTGCCTAGCGTGGGCCGGGCTATTTGCTGGCGTTGCTGCGCCGTCTACAATTGAACTGCATCCAAATGCAGAACTTGAGCGGCTAACACCTGAAGAACGTGCGGCGCTAATTGCAGACTTGCAAGAAGGCACGCTGTCTTTTACTGAGGTACGCAACAAGCTGCGCAGCGCCGGCCTGGCCACTGAAGATGATGCCAAGGTGAAAGCCGAAGGCGACGCGAAAGTAGCCGAAACAGCGAAGGCGGCGAAGGATGCAGCCGCGCAAGTTGACAAGCAGAAAGCTATGCCGGTAAATATGCCGGTTGATCCGCAATCGTAAAAGGAGGCTCCCATGTTGAAAGCAGTTGTTGACAAACTAGAAGACGTGTCCGAAGCCGTGCGCGGCGAGTACAAGCAAGGCGACGGCGGTAAGTTCTTCCTTGACATTTCAGGATTGGAAGAGGGCACAGGACACCCGGCGGTAGGCGAGCTTGTGCGCGCAAAGAAGCGCGAAGCCGACGAAGCCGCTACACACAAGACCACGGCGGCGAAGTTGAAGGGCGAACTGGAGCAGGCTCAAGAGGCCATGCGCAAGCGACTCATGGGCAAGGTAGACAAAAGCGACCTTGAAGCCTTGGAAGTCGACTACAACAAGCGCCTTGCTGACTTGAAGGCCGAAGGTGATCAGCACGCGGGCGCGCTAAGTGCGAGCCTGCGCGAAGTGCTTGTTGACCGCGAGGCGAATGCACTGGCAGCAGGGATCGCGCTCGACGCAAACGCCGCATCGTTGCTGGCAGAGTCCGTGCAACGGCGGCTCACTGTGGAAATCACCACAGAAGGCAAGGCCGTCACGCGCGTTCTTGGTCCTGACGGCAAGCCGTCAGCGGCTACGATTGACGACTTGAAAAAAGAAATAGTTGCAACTCCCAAATATCATGCGCTACTCTCTGGATCACGAGCTAGCGGTGGCGGTGCCACTCCTGGCGGCTCTGGCGGCGGTGCCCCGAGCGGCAGCAAAGGCAATACGGCTACGATGTCGCCTACTGACTTGGTAGCGCGACTAGACGCCAAACGAGCCGCCGGATAGCACGCAGCAGCCGCTGTACCCTCCGACGGTTAGACACAAAACTTTCGGAGGTTACATCATGGCCGCGAACGCTCTTGCATCCCTTGCCCTATTTCAGCAGTACGCATATGAAGCGTCAACCGAAGTGGTTGATCAACAGGTGAACCTGTTCAATGCCGCCAGTCGCGGCACGATCCTGCTTCAGAACGGCAACAACGAAGGTGACTTTGCCGAGCTTGCGAAGTACGCGCTGATCGCCGATCTGGTCACTTCGCGCGACGCCTACAGCGACGATGCCGTCGCTTCTGCCGACGTTGCCCGCCTGGTTGAAATTTCGGTCAAGGTTGCTTGGGGTACGCCGCCCATCAACATCGATCAGCACCTCTGGACTTGGATTCAGAAGTCGCCCGCCGAAGCTGGCGCGTTCATCGGTCAACAGCTTGCCGTCGGCATCATGCAACGCAAGCTCAACCTCGCGCTGACGGCGTTGGTCGCTGGGCTTTCGGGCCAGGCCACCAATCTGTTGGACAACACTGGTACCGGCGTTGTCACGCTGACGGCGCTCAATCTTGCATCTGCGAAGATGGGCGACCGTGCGCAGTCGCTGGCGGCTTGGGTCATGCACAGCAAGTCGATGCACGACTTGTTTGCAGGCGCGATCACCAACACCAACGTGTTGTTCCGCTTCGGCGATCTGAACATCCGCGAAGACGGTTTCGGGCGCGTGCTGATCATGACCGACGCCCCGATCCTGACTTACACGAGCAGCGGCACGAAGTACCGCGCGCTTGGCTTGGTTCCCGGCGCTGCGTTGCTAGTTGACAACGCCGCCGATACGCGGGTCAACACGCAGACCGCGAACGGGCGCACCAACATCAAGGACACCTACCAGGCGCAGGGCTCTTTCAACCTCGGGATCAAGGGTTTCAAGTGGGACACCGCGAACGGCGGCAAGAGCCCCAATGATGCGGCCTTGGCTGTGTCGACCAACTGGGACAAGGCTGCCACGTCTGCCAAGGATCTGGCTGGCGTGCTGGTTCTTTCTACCTAACCTGCTTGCTGATCACTGGCGCGGTTGCCTCCTTGCCGCGCCAGTGATCGGCTCCTTACTTGGGAGATCTGAACCATGAAAAAGCTACTTTTGATTGCGTCTGCTCTGTGTGCGCTGCTTGTTGCTGCTTTCGCAGTAGCCGCGCCGAAGCGCATTCTGTATTTCACGTCAGGCCCTACGCCGACGGTAGGCCAAGCAGCCGAGATCGCGAAGTTGAATGCGCTTGTGCCGCCTGCTTTTGAGGTTCGCATTCTGAACGGGCAGCAAACATCGGCTAAAAAGCGTGTGGCTGCTGACTATGTTGCCGGTGCGATTCCACCAACGTATCGTGACGGCGGCGTTGACTCGGGATCGTCGCTTTACACGATCATGAATCCAAGCAATCCGCCCACACCAAACACGCTGCCTTCTACACAGGCGGTAGTCTACAGTGGGCAAGCGCTTACCGTAGGCGGACACACGTACACGTTCACCATTTCAAGCAACACGATCACCGCGATTGCTTACCAGTAAAGGGGCACTATGAAAACTGCTACTAAAAGGGGACTCTACTTTACGGCGGGCGTTGTCCCGACCGATAAAGAACGCGCGGCGGCTGCGGCGCTTGCCATCACAGCCTTTCGTAACTCCGAGCACGCTACGCACTTGCGCGAGCACTGCAACGTGGTTGCGGGCGCTGTGCCTTCGGCATATCTGAACGTCGAGGGGATCGAAGTTGTGAAGCCCGGCCGTACGGCTGAAGAACTGGCGGCGGAAGAAGCGGCGAAGGCTGCGAAAATCGATGCGGAAACGAAGGCACAGGCGGAAGCCGACGCCTTGACGAACGCACCCAAGCAGCACAAGCACCGCTAAGGAGATTTGCGCGTGTCACTGACGGTCGAGGATGGGAGCCTTCCGGACGGAGCTAACAGCTACGTTTCGGTCAGTGACACGCGCGCTTTTGCGCTGGCTCGCGGGCTAACCTTGCCCACGACCGACGCCGCTGTTGAAGTACTTTTGATTAAGGCGCTCGACTACATCGAAGCACTGCGCGCTGAGTTTCAAGGTAGCAAGCTGTCTGCCGATCAAGAGTTGCAGTGGCCACGCGAAGGCGTTGTTGTTGACGGCTACCCGGTCGATGCAGACGCGATCCCCTCTGTGCTTGTTAAGGCGCAGATGCAGCTTGCCTGCGACGTTGCTTCGCTCGGCACGCTGACGCCAGTAGGCGACGGGCGCGTTGTTATCAAAGAGCGCATCGAAGGCGCAGTGGAAGTGCAATACGCCGATCACGGCGACAGCAATCCACAGCCGCAGTTGACCGCCGCGCGTGCGCTGCTTGCGCCGTTGCTTGAAGGCGGCGGATCCGAAGGCTTTGGAATTTCGGTGCGCGTATGAATTACGCCGCACTAGCTGCAACGTCTGACAAGCTGCTGACGAATAACGGGCAGGAGATTACCGTTTCGCAGTACACGCCCACGCGCAACCCAGCGACGGGCGCTGTCACCAAAGGCGCGGCCACGCGCATGGGAACGGCTTACGCGGTTGAGGTGCCTGTTACGCAAGTCTTGCTCGACGCCTTCGCCTTACGCCTTGCTGACGCCGCGCTTGTGCAGAAGACGGTTCGCGCGTTCAAGGTTTCTCCCGCGCTCGGCTTCCAACCTGTGCCACAAGACACGATCACGCTTTCCGACGGTTCTGTGTGGCCTGTTGTTGGTTGCACGCCTGCGAATCCAGCAGGCACGCCGCTTGTCTACACGGTTGGTGTAGCCCAGTGAGTTTCGCAGCGGAAATAGAGCAGTTTGCAGGCGATGCGCTCGAGCAGGTTGAACGCTTCCGCCGCGTATTTATTG